AAAAATTTCAGGAATTATTATATCTGAGCGTAAAACCGCCATAGATAACTCCTATAAAAATGTTTAACGGTATGGGCGCAGCCCTAACATTCTCAGCGCAGCTTTGAATAGTTATTTATATATTAACTCTATTTCTGTTATTTGTAATTCTTTGCAAGCTCTTTTGCACGTTGCCAACCTTCCCTGCCATATTTTTTAAATATTTCATGTTCAACAGTATGTTCGCCGTTTGCTAATCTACGCATTAATTCAGGATCAAACTCGCCTGTGTTTACTTGAGTTCCGCCAGTTCTAGCAACGGGCGCTCCTGAACCTGTTGCGGGTTGATTTTTTAGCAAATAGGCATGATCTTTTGATAAAGAATTTTTTGCCCATTCTGTAACATTGTGTCGTTCATAACCATCTATAACGACAGGCTTTCCGTCCTTGAGTTCTGTGCGGCCTTTTAAGAAGTTATCAAAGACAAGTTTCGGGTTGTGTGTTACTTCTGCCAAGGCTTGTATGGCGGGGGAAACAAGTTCCAATTCTCGTACTCTTGACTTGAGTTCTTCGATTTCTTTGTCTTTGGCGGCGCTTCGCTCTCGGAACTGTTCTTCGCTTTTTTGAATTGCTTCTTTGTAATTTCCTTGTTCTTCAAGTTTTTGTTGCTCCGCTTTGTTTTTAAAATCAATCAAAGCCTGAACATCTACGCCATCAGGTAAAGTTTGCAATGTTTTTTCAACTTTACTGAATTTTCGTTTTTCTTCTAATATTTCTTTATTCTTTCGATCAAGTGCTTCGATTCTGTTTAGAAGTTCTTGTTCTCTCGCGTTTGTTTGTGGTTCAGAAGTCGCGGACTCCTGAAGTTGTTCGTCTGACATAAACCCGCAGGGTTAAATTTTTTCTATCTTATCAAGACCATTTAACTTTGTCAGCCCAATACGCCGCGCTTGTTTTACCTTTAGCAATATTTTTTGCGTGTCTAGCTTTAAAACTTTTTCTTTTTGCTTTATCTGCATCTGATTCGCCTTTTCTGGGCGGCTTTGTTTTTGCGCCTTGCATCCCGAAACGAATCAATCTGAAGCCATCGCCCTTTTTTATAACAACAGCGTGTGATTTACCACTTGGATGGTTTGGCGTCCTGATCGGTTTATCAACGCGTTCAAATGTATGCCCGCCCCTTTTTATTGTCATTTGCCTTTCTTACGCATAGCGAGCCTGTGAGCATCCGTAAAACTCATTCCTTCACGCATCTTGCGCTTCATATAATCCATATGCGCTTTTGTATGGCCGTGTGTTTCCTGATGCCTTTTTAATGTATTTTTTTGACGGGTTGTTAATTTCATTTTTTCCTCATAATATCAGCGTCAGCTTTTCTTGCGCCGCCTTTTCCTGATACAAAACTATTTACGCGACCCATAGCCCAAGCCGCCATTGAAACATTTCTTGAACCACCTGAAAGATATGCCCCTTGGCCGCGTCTATAAACACGGGCAAGTTGTCCATATGTGAAGCGCGTACCTTCTGCCTTTTTCTTAAGACTTTTTACGACGGCGGCGCTTAGTGGTTTTCTTTTTGGTGCCATCTTGATTAACTCTTGATTTTTGAATAGCTTTAATATCTAAAGTTTCGCCGCGTTTGTAGGCTTCAGAAGTTCTTTTTATTTCTGCCGCCTTTGCAGCTTTATTCTTCGCCCCTGAAAGGTACTTTTTAGGAACACCCGTCTTTTTGTCCTTTGCAACTTTTCGGAAGCGTCTGCGAGCCATTAATCTTTGTCTGATTTAGGTTTTGACTTTTTTTCCTTTGGCTTTACCTCTGAACTTTTCATATCGTTCAGTTTTTCAAAAAATCCTTTTGCCATTATTTTTTGCCCCCTTTCTTTTTCTTCTTTTTCTTTGGCTTCATTGGCGAGCCGTATCCGATTCCTTTGGGCATAGGTTTAAATTTAACTCTATATATACTAGAATAACCTTGAATGAGGTAAAAAGCATTGTTATCGGCAAAAAGGATGCAAACAATAATGAATGAAGTTGTTCTTGGAATCAAGGGCGAACCGAATGAATCAGCGGAAGCAAAAGAGTTTAGACAAGGAATAATTGAAGATATTGAAAACGCAAATGATATTGCAAAAGAAAAAGGGATAAAAAATTGGTATGTAGACTATACGCCAGAATTTCCGCAAATCTAATAAAAAAGCCCCCTCAGTTTCGCCTGAGAGGTGCCTGTAATTTTGCTTGCTTATGTTTGTACCTAGCAAAAAGCCCCTTTCGGGGCTGTTAGCTTAGTCATAGCTATCATAGTATTTTGCGGTTCCATCCCAAGGTTCGATTATGCCCCAATAATTTTCGTAAGCATATTCTTGATCTTTGCCGCCGCCATAATTACAATCTTTCCAGTTTTTAACGCGCTTGTGAAAAACAGCACCTTTTGGAATATCAACAGGAATCTTGCGACCCGCTTGGCCGTAACCATCATGTTCAATCAACTGGTTTTGAATCTCCTGTAACCAAACTGTTTTCGCTGTTCTTCTGACGACTTTATAAAAGGTTGGAAGTTGCATTGTGCAACCGCCGTTACAGAAAGCAATTTGTCCGACTTCAAATCTTGTTGGCTGTGTAATTGTCTGTGTCATTTGTTTAATTGGTTTGTTTAACAATCTTATTATAATAGAATTAATTAAAGTTGTCAAGTAATAAAAAACCCCCTTTCGGGGGCTGTGCAGTTTAGCGGTATAAATAACCGCCGTGTGGCCTGCGCATAACTCCTTCAAACAATGCTTCTTTGTTTTCAAAAAGATTGAATCTTGCACCTTTAGCAGGGGCGTTCCAACTTGCGGGAAGAAATACATCGCCTGTTTTTTTATCAACAAAGGCGTGAACTGTGCTTGCTTGATAGCCTGCGGGGGCGGCGTTGATTCTGCCATACTGGGCTTCGTCTTTCCATTCCATCGCAACAACCTTTAAGTATTTTCTGCCGATTATGTAAGTAAAGTATTGTGGATTGTCGTCTGTTTTGTAGTTGCCGTCTTCATCTAAATGCCAAGGGTCAAATGTACCATCGTCATTAAGACGTAATTTTTTCAACCATGCTTCATTAGCTTCTGTAATTTTTTCGCAATACTCTTGAGCAAGAGTTTCAACTGTTTGTTTTGTTGCTGTTGTCATTTGTTTGATTGGTTTAGAACAATTTAATTATAATAGAATTAATAGAGGGTGTCAACCCCCTAGAAATTGTAATCGTGAAACTTGACCCATCCTTGGCCTATAACGGTGCGCCTGTCGCTTCCTTTTTCATACCACTCGTTATCGCTTCCTAGATAACCTTCTGTGATTGCGCCGTCAGGATTTTCTGTGATAATCCATCTTTGCTCCCTGTTGTTTGTGCAATGGCCTGCAAATCCGCCTGCAATCATTTCTGGTTTCCAAGTAGGGTCAAGAATTGCTTTTGCTTCCTGTAACTTGATGCGCTTGCCTTTTCTCTCGATAACTGTATAAGGGTTTGTATCTGACCAAAGAGAAATGTGCGCCTGATCGCCGACCTGAAAGTCTTTGTGATCGGCGGGAACTGTATAAGGTCTGAACATTACTGAACCTCCTCTATCTCTTTCAACCATGCCTGACGTCTTGCATCAGCGGTTTTTGCGGCGATCATTTTTTCCCATCTTTGGAAATTTTTGAATCGTTTTGTGTTTGTCATTGGTTTGATTGGTTAACTACAAATTAATTATAATAGAATTAAATAAATACGTCAACCCCCTTTTTCTAAATCTTCCCAAGTTTGCATATTCACAGTAATTGTCCATTCCATTGAACAATACTTTTTGTTATCCCAAATTGTCGCCATGACTTCATCCCTGATGATGTCATTTATTTCTTCGGTAGTTTGTTTTGAGAAATTTTTTTCAAACTTCCTGAATCTTTTTTTGTGTGCCATTTTTCTAATTAAATATATTTTGAAAATCAGGCTGTTTTGTAAAGTCAATTACTTGAACTCTTGTATCAGTACAACCTTTATCTGTGATTAAGTAACTTGCAATCGCGTGAGCATCAGCAAGTGTTTGAGCCTTTGTATAAAGAACTTGTTCTTCGGTTGTGTTTGGTGCTACGCCCCAGACAATAAATTCTTTTTCCATTTGGTTTGATTTGTTTGTGAACATTTTAATTATATCATAATAGATTTAATAAGTCAACCCCCTAAAAAATTAATCCTAAAAAAATTGATACTTGACAAATCTAATTAATTATATTATAATAGGATTGAGGGTCAAACCTCAGAAACTTGAAAACCAAATAAACCAAAAGGAGGTAACTTTGATTAAATTCACGGAACGCGAAGCCGAACTTCTTGCTGATCGTCCACCTGATTGTATAGCTGATTGCTTAAGTCAGACTTATGATTGGGATTACGATTTTCTAGATGGCAAGGCTACGCATCTAAATTGGTGTATTGAAATCAAAAAAGAAATTACAGACGAATTAGACAATTACGATCTGGAAATTCTTCACGATATGGTTGATGGAAACACAATCATGCAAGGTTTAGCTGACCTCGTAGAGTTCGAGGAAATGACCAAAAAAGAATTTGGTCTTTATAAACGTGCTTTTAGAAGTGCTATCAAAAAGCTGAACAAAATCGGCGAGGGTCACGAAAGTTTCCCTATCGACCCCGATGATGGGATGCTCTATTTGTAAACAATCGCCCCCTTCGGGGGGCTACAAACAATTCAAACAATTCAAACTAAAAGGAGAAATCATGTCTGAATCTAAAAATTCAAATTCTGATAAAAAAGTTATTTTAATTAATGATGATACGATTGCAGTTTTTTTGACGTATCACGAATTACATCTTCTGATGGGTGTTATGGATGGAAGTTCTGGCTGTGATAAAGATGCAGACTTAACAGACCCCGAAGACCCAAACTACACATCGGAATATGCCGCCATTGATGACAAGCTCACATTTGCGGCCAAAGGCGTTTTTTACAATGACGTCTATAAGAGAAAAATCGACCCTCAAGATTTTATCTAAATGATGCGCCCCTTCGGGGGCGTTTACTTTATCGCTTTTTCTTTTCTGTCCACTTAGTAAACAGGCTGTTCGGTTGATCTGCCTTCGCCAAGAAATTTCCATAAAGATTATTATTAACTATCTTTAATCCATCTTTTTTTGTGAAGGTAGCGACCAGAACCGCTTCGCCTGTTTTGTTCATATCATAAAGTTCAAAGTCATCAAAGACGCCCGCCCTGATCGCTTCAGGAACAACCCTCGATACATCCCTATGAACATTGCGAACATACTTCGGCGGAACTAATCGTTTTGTTTTCAGAAACCTTTGATAATTTCTTTCAAGTGCTGTTGCAATTTCAGCTGTCGCATATTTAGCACGAACTGTCATGCCGCGATCTGTCATCATTTTAATTTTGCCTGATAAACTTTTCAGGCTTCCATCGCCTGTTCCATCAAGCATTGTGTGATACCTTCGCTGTGCGCACTCTCGCATTAATCGTTTACTTATCCAACTTGATTCTTCGTGAACATAGCCTGCGGCGGCTTCTGATATTTTTCCGCCCTTTGCCTGCATTGCCTTAAATTCTGGCAAGCGTTTTTTTATTTCATCAGAATCAATAACAACTGTCCCTTTTTTCAATGGCGATTTCTTCAACATGATTGATTTACCAGAAGCCGACCCGCCCCCCGTCATATAGAAAATCGGATTCTTCTGCGCTCTTGGATTATTTTCCGCAATAATTTCTTCAACAATTTGATCATGTAATTTCTGACGTTCAGGCGTCCACTTTGTAAGGTTTGATGGTTCTGCGTCCTTTGCAAGTGAACCGTTTGAATATCTTTGCCAAGTATAAGGGGCGCTTTTTCTTTCTCTTACAACATCAGGAACAGCTTTGATTTTATCTGCATTTTTTCCATAAGCGGCCTGTAACTGCGCCAAAGTTTTTTCTGACCCATCAACAGAAGCAAATTTTCTAATTGCCTGATCGCCGCCATATTTTTTTGACAATTTATCAAAAAATCGAACTTTATTTGCGCCAAGTGCTTTTGCCTTTACTGCGGGCGATTGTTGTGAAAGCCAAGTTCCATATGATTGCCCTGCGGGTACTAGACCGCTTTCTGATGGCCTGAACCCCCTACGTCTGGGCGCTTCGATCTTACGACCAAAAACACGGCTTAAATTGTCATAATCTATTTCGGCAACTGTTCTTGATCTGCAATTAAAATGTTGTGGCGGCTCCGGCCCTTTTCCATATTCAAATACCTGTTGATCTAATAAACGACAACGCGAACTGGTTCTACTATCCAATGTTGCAAGATAACGATATTTTTTTGTTGCATCTGGGTTTGCTTTATAAACCTGTTGCGCCGCGACATTGCTTACTTGATTCAAAGAAGTTCTGACAATAGTCATTATTTGATAGTTTGCGGCTCTTGTCGCATTACCGCCTGCCATCGCTATCTGTCGAACATTACCTTTTGAATTAAACCTTAATTGCCCGATCAATCTGGTTCTTATCTGTTGGGTTGTATCGCCTGCCAATAATCCATCACGAATTTCGCGCCCTAATTTATCCGCGCTTTTGTTTGTAATACCCCGAAAAGATTTCCTGATTGATTCGCCATTTGGTAATTCAATCAATTCGCCTTCTTTTGCTGTCAATGAAAACTTTACCCCTGCCCCGCCTGCAATTGTATTTAATGAATCGCTCAATATCTGAACGTTTAATTGTGACGCGCTTGTATTAACAACAGCTTTTGCAAATGCGGGTGTTACTTCAACAGTTCTAATTGATGACCTGATACCTGCGGGCAATGCTTTTTCCATCTGATCGGTTGCAAATTCTGTTTGTAATTTTGCAACAGCTTCAGATACAAGTTGCATATCTTTTGTCGATTTAATATCCCACTTTTTCAAACTTTCTTTTGTCTGAACTAACAAAGAACGCAAACGTGCGGCGGTATATCTTGGCCTATTGCCTACTGGAAGCCGTTCTATTGCTTCTAATTTATTAACAGCGTTTATTATTATTCGGTTATAAGATTGGACGATTTCACGTGAAATCTTATTTGAAAATCTGTTTAAATCTAAACTATTACGAAAATATTCTTCAGGTATTAAATCAGCGTAAGGAATAGATGCCCCAAGTTGGGAAACATCAGACGGAACCCGAATCGGCGTTTGTGTCATTAATCTTCATCGTCTGGGTCTTCAACTGGTTCATCTGGTTCGGCTTCGGGTGTCGGTTCATCTGTTTCGATCATGTCGCCTTTTTGCGTTGATTCAATTTCTTCTTCAACGTCAAAATCATCGCCGAGGATTTCGCCTTCTGCCAATTGCTTCAATAATGTTTCTTGAGATATAGCGCCAGAAGACCATAAACCTTGCATCGCCTGAATCTCTTGCGGTGCTAATCTCTGACCCAAGAAATCACGATTGACAAAAGCGTTTCCAATTTCTGCAATATTTAAATAATTAGCGTGAAATACCAAACAATTGTCGATCATATCCTGAAGCTGTTGCGCAACAATCATCAATGTTGAATCGCCTTGGCTTCTTTGTATTTCTTGCGAAGCGGCTGTTTCTGCGACTAATTTTTGGCCGAGGATTGCGGCAAGTGCCAAAGTATTAATTTGATCTTCAATATTTTTTATTCTGTCGCGTTGATACTGAAAAGATTGCCCCTTGATCTCTACAAACTCGGCTCTTGCACCTTCTGGAAACGCAATCGCTTCGCCCGGCCCCGCACTTACTTCTTCTGATGCCTGCGGAAATCCAAAAAGACAAAGTAAAGGAACAGAAGATATTCTTAGTTGATTATCAAAGTCCGAACTCTTTTGATAGTGCAACAAATTCAATTCTGCAATATCTTGCATCGGCGGGCGTGATTCCAAGAAAGCAACCTTGTTTGAATATGCAATCGCAAATGGAATGTAATCCAAAGATGTCGTTCCTTCATCAACTTTGACATATTTTCCCTGCCTGCCCTTTCTATGTACCTCAAAGGCTCCCGGCGTTAGTAATCGCACCTGTTCAACTTCTTTCTGTCCATAATCGCCGTCTTCTTCTGTAACACGTTCCAAAAGTCTTAATTGTGTTAATTTTTGCTTGCCGTCAATAAGTTCTGTCCGCCAACCTAAAATCTCACGCGGACTATATGTAATCCAATAAGGCCGACCAGTTCCGCCTGTCGGTGCATCAACAAGAACCCCAACATGACCATATCTCAACATTATTTTTGCTGTCTCATATGTCCAACTTGTGAGATCGTTTCCCTGAAGGTCAACATCGAACAAATCTTCAGTAACCCTTTCTGATACCTCATTTAATCGAACAGGTTTGCGCGTAAGCATACCCGCAAGCAATCTTTCAATCCTGACGTATAGAGGCGCAAGAACTGAAGTCGCAAGTCTGTTATCGTAGCTCTCGTCTTGTTCGCGCGGCATCTGGGGGAGGTATTTTCTATGCCTTTTTCTTATCCCGTAAGTTCCGCTTATCAAATCCTCAATCAATATCCAATTCGGTTCCATATTTACATAAGCATTGCTAGGGTCTTGCACCTCAACAGCTTTGCTTGATCTTTCCCTGTCGTAGTGATTGAATGAAGAATACACGGCTTAATTCCTAGCTTAATTTAATAGTAATACATCTTTCAATATATTCTAATCCCTGTTTTGCGCCCTGCCCCCAAATGTAAGGGATTGAAGCAACGCCAACAAAGGTATCGGACGCAATCAGAGAAATGATCTAATCCTGTTTTTTCTGGTTCGCCTGATTCTGTATAAGATTGAAGTTCCAAAGATTCGATGACATTTTTACAACACGGATGAACAAAAAGACTAACTTCTTCTTTACCATTGCATAAAAGGCGCTGAACATTATTAACGCTGTCTTTAATGGATGGATTAGATGCCCCCGATTGATTGGATATTCCATAACTTTCGAGAATTTGGATGTCGGTCTTCGTAGCGTTTGTCGATCTTGCTCCGCCTGAAGAATCTGGATAGCCGTAAAGTCTGTTATGAACAAACCTTGATTTGATTTCTTTTGCCAGTTGGTCGGTGTCATGTGCGCGTATTTCATCAAAAATATAAAGTTTGTTATCTCTAATCACGGCGCAAACACAAGACATTTTGCCAATGTTGAAGTCAATACCAAGTCTTATAATTTCGTCTGAATAATTTGGAATGTCTTTTGTTATATGTTTTTCTCTATCGAAGCGGTCAAAAACAGCGCCAGTTGTTAAAGATATGAACTGCCCTTCAAGGTACGCCTTGAGAAGATTAGGGTCATAGTTCATTTTCATTCTATCAATAAAATCTGCGGGCAAATGTGGATTGTCTGTTGTTTTCATTCTTATTAACTTTCTGTCATTTTTTTCCTTTGCTTCATCACTCCCGAAAGTTTCCCAAAACCATCTGTATCCTTCAGGGGTGGACGCCGCCGCGAACTGGCGAACATTCCCTGCGCGAAGACGTCCAAGAATTTTCGGAAAGGCTCTTTGACATATAGAGGGTGCAACTGTGTCGATTTCATCGGCAAGAATAAATGACGCGTTTATACCGATTATTCTTTGCCAAGACTCGAAACTTCTACACATTATGCGCGTGTCTCCTTTGGGTAGATGCAAAACAAAATCAGGCAACGGCGAACTTCTGAATGTGTAAGGAATCTCGTAATTTAATAAAAATTCCTCAAATTCTGTTACAAAGAGATCACGAACCAAAGGCTGTGTCGGCTCTAATACAATGCCCGTGAAGCCTTGATTTAGTAATGACAAGTGCAAACACTTTGCCAGTAAAGATCGAGTTTTACCTGACCCATAACCCGCGCATAAACCCAATATTTCTGTTTCTGTGTCATTTACAAACGATAGTTGCCCCGCGTGAAGATCAGATAACACACGCTCTAATATTATCTCTGTATCTTTTTCATCAGGAGGATTTAAAAAATCGAGGAGGGGTTGTTTTTCGCAGACATCAGAAATAAGGCTCATGCTGACATATCAAAGCGAAGAAGTTTTGCCTGCATTTCTACAGCGCGTATCGCGGTTTGTAATTGATTCTCCATAGATGCGCGGCGTTCATAATCTGCAAGTCTGGCGATTGCCCCTATGAGCCATTGCGGGCGTTCAAGCTGTGCGTCTTTTTCTTGCAGTATGCGAGCGCGAGAAAGATATTCTTCTGTTTGACGTAAACTTACAGAATAATTCTCCGCGCAGTATCGAGCGATCTGCGTTTTTGAATTTCCGAGCAAAAGCAAATCGTATATTTTATGAATACGTCTATCAATTTCAATATTAGTTGCTTTTTTAGCCATGCCCTTAATATATAACATGAATTATAGGGTTGACATTACATTTTAATTTTATTATAATTAAATTGTTATCAAACAAACTAAACCAATGACAAATTTCTTTATGGTTATGTGCGCGACAGGAATCTTTTATTTGGGATTCGATGGGGCGTTAACCGATATGACCCGCAACGATTGTGCAGCGGGTATTCAAGCGGCTTGCGAGGTGTTGCGATGAGAAAATTTACGGTTGAATTTTATGCAAACAACGAATATTCAGTTCGCGAAAGATTGCAAGAAATTGGACGATCTATTGACAATGTTGTTTGGCCTTGGACGCCAACAGAAAGTTCAAACACCAAAAAAGCGTCAGGCTGTATTGAAGAAGAAAAACAGTATCATCTTTCTGATTATGAATATGAGAAAGAAGACCCGACGTGGAAGTATGGCAGTAATTATGTAACTACTGGCAAATGGAAAATGCAAGTTGTACCTGATGAAGAATACGTTAAGTTTCAAAAAAGTCCAGAATTATGAATGAACAGGAGGTAAAACAATGATTGAAGACGGCGCACTTTTTTTTAACTCAAGTGACCCCGGTTACTTGGGTGTAAGAAAAGACGGAAAATGGATTAAAACTGACCCTATAACAGAACGAATGAAAGACCAAGAACAACTCAAAGCATTAAATCAATTACTTTCTTTAGTCATTGGTGGGCGTATTGCAAGACAAACTGAGCATTTAAAAAGCGCCCCTATCAATCGTATTAATCACGCGCAAAAGATTATTGCTGATGGGGAACTTCAGGAAGCAACGCGCGATTTGCAAGATGGTTACGATGGCGCATCAAAAAGACTTTCACAAGTTGAACGCAAGATTGATTCTTTGAAAAGTTTAAAAGTACTTGCAGAAATGGTAGAGGAAAATGTTCGGGATGCGGCGCTTGCGGCTGTTCGCGAGGGTGCAAATTCTGATGGGTTTTTGTTCGATGAATATAACGAATGGGAAGGTAAATATAAATGAAAAAACTTTCAGTAACCATAACAGGGGAAAAGTATAGACGTTGCGGAAGGCTTTTTTATTATGGCCGTGATCGTAAATGGAATTACATTACAAGACGAGATACGCCAAAAAAGGCTGAAAGAATGTGGAAATTAGACCAAAAATATCATTGGGAACTTGATGGGTGTATGTTTAGTCCAAGTGAATTTCACGATTATTAAAATGAAACGATATAGATTTTCAAGCGGGGATGAAGAAACATCGCGCAGGGCTGAACAACAGTTTTTACGCATAACTGAGAATATGACCGATGAACAACGTGACGCTGTTCTTGATTGTTTGATAAAAATGCAGAAACAATTATTTTTTCAAGAGCCGTGGTTGATGAAAAAGTTTTCAGGAAAAGAACAGGCGCATATCTTGGCGCAATATACAAAAGAAGAACAAATGATAATGCTTGCGAGGTTTGATCTTGAATTACAACATTGGAAAGATAAAAAAAGAAATAGTTGACAATATTATTTAATTATAATATAATTAACTTGTAAGCAAACCAATCAAACAAATGCAAATCGAAACAGACTTAACAAAAAAACAAACTCATTACTTGATTGATCTTCTAAATAATGATTATCAAAAAATGAGAAGAACAAAAGAAGAGCTATTAAAAATAGACCTTGATTTTATAAATGAAGAATGTGGCAAAACAAAAATGACAATGATTGAAAAATTAGAAAAAGCTATGGAAGAAAACGAAACCATATGCCACAAATTAGACGATCATTTAACAGACATCAGAAGGGGGCGTAAATTAAATGGATAGTTTTTTACAGAATCATCAAGCAACGCTTGATTGGCAAAGAGAATTGCAGGCAATTCGAGATCGTGGCGATGACGAAGATGACAAGTTTTTTAATCACGAATACGATTTAGAAGACGATGACATTTTCGATGATTGAAACGCCTTCTTTACTTTCGCCTTGTGGCTCTTATCAGGTTGACTTTTTCCCAATAAAAGGTCGATCTGATCTTTTTCTAAGATGTGGAGTTTTTGAAGGTCTTATTGAATTTCAAGAATGTGTATCGCACGTTGAAATGTTTCGAGAAGTAGAAAGCAAAAGATTTAGAAAATTTAGAACAATAAAGCAAAATAAAATCCCGCAAGAAATAATTATATGAAAGATAAATATTCAATAAAGCCTGTTTTTAGTACAGAATGTTATGAATGGTTTTTAAAGAAACACTATGCGCGAAGATTGCCGAATATTAATTGCGCTTTTGGGTTGTACGATAATTTAAATCTGTTGCAAGGTGTTTGCAGCTTTGGTAAACCTATGAGCCATACGCTAGTATCTGGGGCAATAAATGGGCTATATCAAGATAATTTTCTTGAACTTAATAGATTAGTTATCAATGAAGGATTAGAAAAAAATGTTCTCAGCTTTTTTGTTTCTGGTTGCTTAAATAGATTGCCGAAACCGTTGGTTGTTGTTTCATATGCTGATACATCGCAAGGGCATCACGGGTTTATTTATCAGGCCACAAATTGGATTTATACAGGACTAAGCGCAAAATTTAAAGATTATGCTGTAAAAGGTCTTGAACATATGCACCACAGTTCGATTGAAGACAGCGTTGGCCGCTATGACGAAAACAAAAACATTAATAAACATGAGTTATTAAGAAAAAAATACGGCGATAGGTTGTACATGAAAGAACGTCCGCGAAAACATAGATATTTTTATTTTCTAGGCAATAAAAAAGAAAAAGCGCTTATGAATGAAAACTTGCAATATAAAGTCGAACCATACCCAAAAGGCGACAACAAGAGATATGACGCAAGTTATAAGCCGAGCGTTCAGGGCGTGTTGTTTTGATCTAATGGGCGTAATGTGTGTTGCGCGTGTTCTGATCTTCTAGTGTCATCCCATAAGACTTTGTAATAGTAATGAACTGACCCTGCGCTGTTTGTTTTAGTAAATACTTCTGTAATTTTGCCGTTGCGATAGCGTGGGGGAATTGCTGATGAAGTGTAAGAAATTTTTTTTACTGATTGTCCGATTGCATATTTTTGCCCAACTAAAATTGCCATAAGAGTTTGTTTTTGTAGTTTTTTTATTTTACCAAATTAGTCAAATGGGTTAGTTGACATACTTAATTAATTCTATTATAATAGGAATGTAAGCAAAACAAATCAAACCAATGAACACTTTCTTCAATCGCTACTTCAACGAAAAACAACTTGACAATCAGGTTTACGAAATCGCTGCTCCTAACGGAACAATGAATTTGATTGAAACTGATATGGTCATCGCCAAGATCAAGACAACTCAAGGCGAAGAAGCTAAAAAGATCGAAGCGATCATTAGACAGATTGATTGCTTAAACGGCGACATTCATCATTTCTTGAGACATCTTGCTCAAGCAATGGCAATTGATTTCTAAGGAGGACGAAACAATGCAAAAAATCATCATCGAAGATATTACTGATTATGAAAAACTTCAGGCTTGGGTTGATACTCTTGACCCAAAAATGAAAGAAGAATACGAAGGCAAAAAGGAGGAGAACTAATGCCAAACTTAAATCTAAACCTTACACCCGATCAGGCAACAGCTTTATATCTTGCCCTTGATAACACAATCTATTTTGGAACAGACTTCAAAGATAGATTTACAAAAGAACAGCGCGAAGATGTTCTTGACATTTTCAAGCAAGCTAGACCATACAACCCACAATGGAGGAAAAACAATGGCTAATCGAGAAAAGGGAACAGCGGAAGCTGACAAGTATTCTGAACTTATTCAGGTACTTGTTAAACCCGCAACAAAAAAAGAATTACAGACTCAAGCAACTATTGAAGGAAAAACGCTTTCTTGTTACTTGCGTGAAGTTTGCGAAGAAGAAGCAAAACTGACAAAATCTTCTTATCCAGATTACAAAGATAATTAATGGAAGAAGAAAAACCAAAAGCGGGTCGAATTGAATTTGACGTCAAAAGACAATTATGGATTGTTTTTAATGGCGAAGAATGGGTCGAAGTTGATCTTAAAAAACATCGTTGTAATTTCAATGATGAGAATATGAACAAATATTAAATATTGAATATTGACACCCTGCCATTTTGTGCCATTGTGTGGATGAATTAAACCAATTATGACCACAAACAAACCAATCCGTGTACAAATCAAGCCACAAATTGTCGCTCTTTTAGAACCAATTAAACCAGAATATCAGACTATGTCTACATTCATCAACGATCTACTTTATCGAACATCAAAGGGGTTGACTCCATATGTTACCCTGAATTTATCAAGCGAACAAAGTTCGCCAGAAAAAACAAAAGAAAAAAAACAAGAGAGCGCAGATAAATTCTCTAATATAGAATCTATTAATAAGAATAAGGAAAAGAAAAAAATTGACCCTTTTTCTTCTCCAAAGATCAAAAAAGAATTAATTCCTGATGATCTACAAAGACACGCGGATTTAATTGTTGAATGGTGGCCGATAAGACATAAGAAAAAAGCAACTTGCAGCGAAAAGGTCGCGCAACGCATCTTCAAGACTTTGAGATCGTTTACCCTCGATGAACAGATAAGGGCGCTAGAAATGGCGATTATCGGGGGTTACAAAGATGTTTACAAACCTAATGACAAGAAATTCTTTAAAAAAGAAGAACCAGTTGTAAATCATCCTGCGTCAAGAGTATTTAAAGCAAGTGATCAAGATTGGCCGAATTTAAGGATTGTTGATGAACTTAAATATAAAGTTGATGGCAAGGAGGTTAAATAATGAATTTGCTTCATAGCCCATCTAACAAAGTCAGCGTTTATTTAGAACGCGAAGATTTTGGTTTACCTGTTCCAAGATTTTCTGTGAATTATAAAAATGACGGCGACTCGCAAGTTTACGGAACAATTGCAGATATTGGGATGTTAGTTGACCCAGACCCAGAACTGCCAAATTTACCGATTCATCTTTGGAAAGCTATTGATGAAATATATGGCGATGATTTGAGAAAAATTTTTGATGAGTTTATGAGCAAAGGAGGTTTTTCAGAATGGAAAGATTAGTTGATTTAGGTTCACTTGTAAGAACCTTGAAAGCGGGATTACATAAGCCAAACCCCGCAAACCCTGATCGCAAAATGTGGACGCTGACCGATCTCGACAAGAAAACGGACGGATGGCAAACTGTGGAGGACGATTGCAACAGTTCAAAATCACTTTTTCCAAAAGGTTATCAGGGCGTAAAACATCGAAATCTTGCCCGAATAAATCAACCTGAAGAACGTGTTGAAATTATCGACCCTAAAGATTACCCGACATGAAAACAGCCGAAAAGATCGACAAAGCAAAAATCCGTATAGCAGAACTAGAACTGCTTATCAAATTCTGGGAACAAACTAAACCGAAAAAAACAAATGGAAACTAACGATTTACCGCTTTTTAACTACACCGTAGTTCCAAGCAACGAAACAGAAACATCAAAAGATGCCGCTGAATCTATTAAAGACAAAATAAACGGGATGTGCCTTGATGTCTTACGATGTGTGAGAAACTTTGAAGATGGGCTGACTTGTGACCAAGTAGAAGAAATACTTGGGATGAAGCATCAAACAGCATCAGCCCGCCTTAATGACTTGTCAAAATGTCAACCCGCGTTCCTTCAGCATCATTTCGATTCATCAACAGGGAAACCTTTAAGACGCCCTACGCGAAGTGGCCGAACAGCAAGAATCTATTTTGTGACGCCTTACGGGATGTCGGTGGCATGAAAAAATTACTTGAACCTTTACCTATTGCGAGGATAGAAAAAACCCACAAATACATTTGGGAACCGACAGGCGAACAGCTTGCATTTTCAACAACTCAAGTTTGTAATACAAAAACGCCTGAACAATTAGAAAACATTGAACGCTACCGCCACAAATGGCAACCACGCGGAGAAACAGCGCATTATGCTTTGCAACAGCGGATGCTTGGCAACGACAAAATTGAAATGGGCGACTATGAAGATTGGATCAAACCTTTGATGGATTTGGAATTGTGGGAAGATTTCGAGCCGTGGGCGGTTGAATATATGCTTTGCGATCTTGAAAAATCTGTCGGCGGGCAACTTGATCTTTTGGGCTACGACAACAAATCGCAAAAACTTATGTTGATTGATTTAAAAACACAATCGCAAAAGTACGCCAAGCCTTATTCAACAGATGCGCAGATGGGAAGCTATCTTGAAGCGCTTGCGGAACATCATAAAATTATTCCTGATGTATGCAAAACAATCTGGGCTAGACCGAATAGATGTATTGTTGGCGAAGATCAACACACGATTGATTGCGCATATGCGTGGTCGCAGGCGTGGAAAAGATTTGATTCTGAACAGGGGGGATTTTGAAAGAACTTGAATTTCGTGTTGTAGGTTTACCCGCGCCGCAGGGTTCAAAAACTTTGACAAGATACGGCGGTTTGATGGAATCAAGCAAAAGGGTTAAGCCTTGGCGTCAGGATATTATCCACGCGGCACTTGAAGCGTTTGCAGGCAATCCGTTCAATGAACCCGTGCAAGTTTCTATTGAATTTATAATGCCGCGCCCTAAGAGCCATTTTGGAACAGGTAAAAATGCAGAAATATTAAAAAATAATGCGCCTTTTTTCTGCACTAGCAAAACAACAGGGGATGTTGATAAATTAACAAGAAGTACTCTTGATGCCCTATCTGTTACGTCTGGCGGAACTGTTCTTGCAGATGATTCTCTTGTTGTTTGTTTGCAGGCTTTGAAACGCTATGCAAAACGATTTGAACATATCGGGGCAAATATAAATATAAAAACTTTTGACAAACCCGAATAAATTGGTAGACTAAAGAATGTAAGTACACCCCGAAGTTTTACGGAATTAGGTTGTCAATGCTTACATTGAAGCAACAAGACCTTACATATCCTCTTGTTAAATCAAGATGTGAATTTCTGTAAGAGCGTCAGTTGCTTCTTTAAAATTATTAGCGGACTATGGAAAACCAAACAAAACCAATCGAAATCCCAAATATGGGCGGCCTGATAACGACAGGCGATCTTTACAAAAAAGGGCGTTTTACATATAGCGCTTGGGCTAAAACAGCGCAAAGAATTAGAGAAAACGCGCCAAACTGGTTTTTTTCATTAGAACCTGACCCAAACGGGCAGCTTGTTTGGATGGCTCCAAATAATACGGGTTATTTGATGGGATGCTTTGTAAATGTAATAACAGGGGTTAAACTTCCTTTGTTTCCCTATGCAATAACAAACAATAAAAACGATGCTATAAGTTACGAAAAAATTAGTGCAAATGATATTCAAAATTCACAACGTCGTCATTTGTGCGCCTGCGCTTGTTACTCCTTTGGCGATGCTTACGAACTTTGGGCTGATGTTGAAGTTAAAGACCTTGACCAACCAAAAGAAGAACCACCTGAAAATAACGATGTTGTAAGAACACCGACAAAACCGAATCAAGAACCTGATAAAGATTATTTAATTCCCAAACCAATCAACCCGCAAGCAAGGGATTTGATTTGCCAAGACATACGAAATTCAGGCCATCAAGAACAAATCTTGAAAGAGTTCAAGGAATATTTCAAATTAAAAGTAGACAAAGTACGTCCGCAAAATATTACATTATCTGAACACGGCAGATTTTTGCGTCAAGCTGTTGAAAAGTATAAAGATGATTAATGACCGAAGAACAGGCCACAAAATCAGGCGAAGAAGTTATTGCACAACTTCGATCACGCCGCAATTCTTATTACAACCGCAACAAATTTTATTTTAGAACCGATGATACGCAAGCCACCCTAATTCGTAAATATTGCGCGAAAAACAAAATTTCGCTTACACAATTATTCGATCAACTTTTAACAAATTTTTTTAATCATGCCTGATTCATTTAAAGCCGCCCTTCCTTATCCAATCAAGTTTTCAACAAGTGAAAACGATTATGAAGATCAAGACAAGTATCCGCAGAAAATGTCTTTGTTTATTCCTTCTGAATCTGTTTCCGCCTTCTGTGAAGAAGTCATGAAAATGGTTGATACCAAGCAAAAGAAAGGTAAAGTTTGGGATTATTCAAAGAAAGAAGAAGTCGAAGTCGATGGCATTTACATCAACGCAAAAGCCAAAGAAGGCAAATATGGATTATTTGGAAATATAAATCTTAACTTTATTGAGCCTACAGCGGGCGATGATATTCCTTTTTAATTCTTGAATTATTATCGTCTTTTTCTTTTTTAAGACTTAATTTAATCATTTCTGTTTCGAGATCGCCAATTTTTGCAATGCAATTTTTGATGATCTCGTCTTTTTGCCAATTTTGCCGCTGATAGTTTACAGCTACTTCAAGCAAATATTCAAAGTCAGTTATCTCAGCTAACATCCGCGCCTGAATCTCAAGATAAAGTTGATCTTCAAGCGTTTCTGTTATGGTAAGCCAATCATCCCAAGCCATAGCAACCTGACCTCCTTATATTGAAAACAGGCTTACTTTTGGGGAATTAGTAAGCCCATTTTTTGCAGAGAAGGCATCGACCACCTGACGCCTTACGCCAACCATAACTTAAAGTTATGTAACAGGCCACAACTTTTCTTTAACTAACTTAACTATTTCGTCATCAATGTCCGTTTCTGTGGACTTGCTGTAGTCCTCAAGCAATCCAACGACAAGAGATTTTACAGCGTTGGATTTGACGAAGAACTTTAGTATTGGCTTGATAAATCGAATCATTTTTTGTAATATATTCTTCCCAACTCTAGACAAGTTTGCTAGTTTTAGCAAAAAGCCTTAATTATGGAAGAAGAAGAAACCAAAGACGGGATGAATTGGGTTTCTACTGGAATCCAATTTATTGTTTTAATTTGGTCTTTAGCGGTCATCAGTTTTTCATACTATGGGAACTCGACAAGGCAAATTGATACAACCTTCGCCGCTGGAATTCTAAGTACAGTTTTAGGAAATTTTGGGCTAAATATCAAAAAAAATGGCGACAAGAAGAAAAACAAGCTTATAGTAGACAATAAAGACTCCAAAGTAGGTATCAAATGAAAAAATTATTGGCATTACTGTTACTGTTTAGTCCTTCTGTAGCACTAGCAGACATAACGCAAAAATTTACGACATCTGCCCAGATTTCGGTAGATATGCCGTACTCCGTTACGAATAAATTAGGCACGACATATTCAATATCAGGTAACAACATAACTCCATCTGTAACTGCTGGAGGATCTACTACATCTGGTGCGATTGGAGGACTCAATGTTTCCAGCTTGACCTCAGGAGTTCCGGCTTTGATTCAGACTGATAAAGCTATCACAACAGCTGGGTCAGCGTTTAGCCTTACAGAAGCGGTAACAATAGGAGATGCAACTCCATCTGCTGTTACACCATCGTCCGGCATAGCAGCATTACCTCATCTGTCGGGACAAACAACAATAGGTTCTGGGGGCACTCTAGGTAGTGGGGCAATGACGAGTTTAAGTAGTGGTGTTCATACTTGTAGCGGTGCATTTGGATCTGGTTCTAGTTGCATAGGATCAACTACAGTTACAATTCAAATTGACTAGGTTTTGGCTGCTATTAATAATATTATTTCCTGTCAAAACCCTTGCAAACCCAATAGTACCTACTTTCCGGACCGGATCTTCAAGTACAAATTCTACATCTCAAAGTGTAGTTACCGAGAGCATAACCAGTTATCAATACCGCACAGGATATTCTCTGAGCGTATCAGGCACAAATATAGAGAGTGCAGATGTTAATGGCT